TTTAAGGAGATTTAAAGAATTATGGCACTTAAGGAAAATTCAAGAAAAGTATTTGATTATGTAAAGGCTCATGATGGCGAGGATTTCACAGCTAAAGACATAGCTGCAGCTCTCGATCTTGCAGTTCAGTCTGTAAATGGTATTGTTACTTCTGCTTTCCAGAGAAAGGATCTTATGAAGAGAGTTCCTGCTGAAATCGAGAACGCTGATGGCACTCATGATAAGGTTAAGCTGATTAAGCTGACAGACGCTGGTAAGGCATTTGATCCAGACGCTGAGCCTGCTGAATAATTAGATAAGAATATGTCTAAATGATGGGTTGGGTTATTATAACCCAACCCATTTTTACTAAGGAGAATTATGAATATACAAGTAATCATAGGCATTTTATTGTTTAGTTTACTTTGTTTAATCATTAGTTTTTTCTTATCTAAACACACAAAACAAATAAATAATAATATTCAAGAAGAAAATGATAGAATACAGCAACGTAATTTAGAATTAAATAAAATTAAAGATAATATACAACGTGATTTAGATGATATTCAAAAGGAATTAAATAGAGTAACTGAAGTAGTAAAAGCAAAAGAAAAAGAAGTTGAATCTAGAGATAATATCATTAGAAATAAAACTAATGAAATAGCTAATTTATATAAAAAGGCTGAAGAAACTGCGGCAGTAGAGTCCGAGATACAGAAAAAAGCATTTGAAAACTATTGCGCTATTTTAGAGAAAGAATATGAAAAGCGCGATGCAGAATTTGAACAGCATATCATAGGCCTCAATACCGAGATCAATAAGACGATCAAGGAACTAGACCAAATCACTGCAACACGCGCGGCCGCACGTCAAGCATTACAGAAAGAACAAGAAGTAAAGGATAATAAAGATAATTACCGTTTAATTGTAACTGATAATGACCTTGATGATATTCATAGGCTTGAGAGAGTAAAGAAAGAATTACATAAACCAAGAATACTTAGTATGCTAATTTGGCAAACTTATTGGCAACCTATTGCTAAACGTAAATTCCCAGAAATACTTCATAACAAAACCGCAACTGGTATATATAAAATTACAAATACAGAAACAGATGAATGCTATATCGGTCAAAGTTTAGACATTTATAAGCGTTGGAATGAACACTGTAAATGCGGTCTTGGTATAGATACTCCCCCAGGCAATAAATTATATAAAGCAATTCAAGAATATGGCTTAGAGAACTTTACTTTTGAACTTTTAGCTGAATGTAATTCACAAGAATTAAATGATAAAGAAAGATATTTTATAAAACTCTATGAATCTGATACTTATGGATATAATGGTAATATAGGAGTAACCAAGTAATGAAATTTGAGAATACACAAGTATTTAATTTTGAGGGTGCATTTAGAGGTATGAGAAACCCTCTTGAATCTTGGGCTAAATCAGACAGTTTCTTTGGACTAATTAACCCAGAATATGATTTTCCAGAAACAGATATTTCTGATTATTGGATCGAGCAAGAAAATCAGCAAAGAATTGAACAAGGTAAGGAACCATGGAGTGTAGACGCAGAAAATTATAATGATTATTATGATGTATTAGAAAAATATGATTCGTGGTTGGTTAATAATGGTGCATTAAGACAATACAACTATCTTTGTGATGTAGCTTTACTTGGTCCAAATGATTTAGGCCTCGCACAGCGTCTTATTGCGGCGGGGCCAGAACATTGCAAATTTATGCGTCAAATCTTTGTTTGCGTAGATATTACTGCCCCTATATATTGGTGGAAAGAATTTGATACTTACAAAGTAGGTACAACTGCAAATTCAACATCAACTATGCACAAACTCGCTTCTAATCCTATTGATATGTCTTGCTTTGAAACAGATGATTATGATGGTAATTATGCTGTACCAGAATATCTTAAAACATATGATAGCTATCCAGGTCAATTTATTAATTATCTTGAGGATTTAAGAGTAAAATATCTTGAAACAAAAGATAAAGGATATTGGAAAGAACTAGTGCGGTGGCTGCCTGAATCATGGCTACAGACTAGAACTGTAACATTATCCTATGCTAATTTAAGAAATATCTATTTCCAAAGAAAAGACCATAAATTAACTGAGTGGCATACTTTTTGTGATTGGGTAGAATCACTTCCTTGGGGCAAAGAATTAATAACTCTTCCTTTTGAAAAATAACAAAATATATGATATAATTATTATATAATAAAGGAATATGTTATTATAATTTACTAAGGAGAATTTACTAATGAAGAAAGATGAATTGTATGAAATACTCAAGGAAGGACTTAAGACACTTGCGGACGTACCTGAGGAAGCTTACGAGGAACTAGATAAGATGTTTTCCACGACACCTAAGCCCGCCATTACAGAAAAGGGTATGGTACTTCTCGAAGAAATGACCAAGGATAAGGATGCTATTTATACGGCTAAAACTCTTGGTGAAGCACTCAGTCTTAACTCCCGTTCAGTATCTGGTTCAATGAGAAAACTTGTTACTCTTGGACTTGTAGATAAAGTAGGTCAGAATCCAACTCAGTATAAACTTAATGATGAATTTGAAGAAAGATACCTTGTGCTTAAGGACGCGTAGGTTTGACTTTCAGAAAAAATTTTGTTATAATATATAGAGAAATGAAGTTTGAAACTGAATTTAAGGAGATAAGTTAATGAGAAATAATACTAATACACAGACTATAGAAGGAAGAATTTATCAGCATAATCTACAGGTTAGAAAAGTTGAAAATCAGGCTTCAGAAAACTATGGTAAAGAGTTCATCAATGGTACAATTGATGTAGCAACTGATGATGCGGGTATGAACATTCTTCAGGTTCATTACTCATATGTCACAGAAATCACAAAGTCTGGTAAGACAAATGGTTCTTACACAGCACTGAAGAGAATTATTGATAGCGGAAAGACAATTCTGACAGATGGCATGGATAATGCGACGATGGTTCGTCTGACTCCAAGCGCAGCACTGAATGATTTCTATCCACAGGGTCAGGACCAGCTTGTTTCTTCTCCAAGAAATGAGGGCGGATTTGTAACAATCGTTACTTCTCTTCATCCAGAGAATGAGCGTAGCAAGTTCACATTTGATGCACTTATTACAGCTGTAAAGCATGTTGATGCTGATCCAGAGAAGAATATTACAGAGGACTACACAGAGATTAGATGTGCAATCTTCAACTTCAAAAATGATATTCTTCCATTCACACTTGTAGCAAGAAACCCTGGTGCTATGCAGTACTTTGAAAGCCTTGATGTAAATGGCGCAAATCCAGTTTACACAAAGGTATGGGGTAAGATCGTTAGTAAGCTTGTCACAACTGAGCGTAAGACAGAATCTGCATTTGGTGAAGATGCAGTAGACACATTCGAGCGTAGAGTTCGTGAATGGGTCATCACAGGTGCAGCTAAAGAGCCTTATGACTTTGGTGATGAGCAGATTATGACCGCTGAGGATGTTAAGAAGGCACTCGCTGATAGAGAAGTATATCTTGCTGAGGTCAAGAAGAGAAGCGACGAGTATTATGCAAGTCGTAACGCTGGTGCAGCTGCAACAACAAATGCAGCAGTACCTGAAGGTGGTTTTTCATTCTAATGCAATGAGGGACTTATTTTAAGTCCCTCATATAATTTATTTAAAGGAGAATAGAATGGCAGTAACAGTAGATATTTTTAATCCACAAACTTCTGTCCTTGCAGCTGGTCTCGAAGGTAAGACAATTATGATCTATGGTAGCAATAATGTAGGTAAAACTTATGTTGCTTCTAGATTAAGTAAACCTTACTTTATTGCTTGTGAGAGTGGTCTTAATGCACAATCTGGAGTTAAGTATAATAGAATTAATAAATGGGCAGATTTTAGAAAAGTTGTTAAGCAGTTCACTGATCCAAGAACTGTAGAAAAGGCTCGTGAACTTTATGATACTATTGTAATTGATGAAGTATATGCATCTTCAATCCTTTGCCAAGATTATGTAATGAATACATATGGTAATGGTGCTTTAACTCTTGCCGACGGTGATGGAAAGCATAATCTTTATCAGCTTTATGAGAAAGAATATTTCAGAATGATTAATCTTCTTCTTTCTTGTGATTATACTGTAGTATTTATTGGGCATGAACAAGTTAAAGATAATTTTATCACTCCAAAAGGAGACAAAAGATGTCTTAATCCTATTATTGATAACTGCGATTTTGTAATTTATGTTAAAGGTAATGGAGTAGATGAAAATGGTAAAGAAATTAAATCTTCTGGTTATTTTGTAAGTACAGGTCAGTTCTTTGCTCGTTCACGTTTTGCATATTGCCCAGCTAAGATTGATGTATTTTCAGCAGAAAATCTTGAAAAGGCAATTAAGGAAGCTGTAGAGGAAACAGCAAAACATGACAATTCAGTAGTTGTTACATATGATGAACAGAAAGAACAAAATACTAACATCGAAGAAAACTTTGAAGATGTTATGAAGCAAGTATCTGAATTAGGACAAAAACTTGCTGAAGCTGGTCACGTACAAGAATTACAAGATATAGTAGAAGATACATTGGGTCCAAATGGTAAAGTAATGAATTGTACTAAGCGACAACTTGATGCAGTATTGATTATCAGAGATGAAATCAAAAGCAAAATTGACGAGCTTGGACTATAAAGAAATACATCAAGTAGGTTTAAAAAAGCCTACTTGATTTTTTTATAAATATATGCTATAATATTATTAGAAAGGTATAATATATGGCAAAAGCAATGGTTAAATGTCCTTATTGTGAGAAGATGTTTGACCGCAATGATCCTAGTATTAAATTTATAAAAATAGGTCGTAGATATGCTCATGTTAGTTGTTATAATAAACATGAAGCAACTATGACTCAAGAAGAAAAAGATTTAAGGGATTTATATGCGTACATCAAAGAACTATTAGGGGCAGAATATAACTTTAAAAAAGTAGAGCATCAAATAAAAGAATATAAACAGTATAGGGATGGTAATGAAATGCCCTATACTTATTCTGGTATGCTCGCATCTTTGAAATGGTTTTATGAAATTAAAGGGAATAATAAAGAAGCTGCCAACGGTGGTATAGGTATTATTCCGTATATATATAACGATGCTAAAAAGTATTATTATAACTTATATTTAGCACAACAAAAGAACAAAAAAATTAAAAATTATATAGCTAAAGTTGAAGTAATAACCATACCACCGCCAAAAATGTTACAACCCAAGCCGCGGTTATGGTTTGATGATGAGGAGGATTAATGGGTAGATATACAGATATTCCAAGTTGCATGCAAGTAATAGGTGCAATTTATCAAAATCCTTCTTTATTAGATAATGAAAAATATCATTTTGTAGAAGAAGATTTTACAGAAGATTTTCATAAAGTATTGTTTGGTTCTATTTATAATCTTCACACTCTTGGTGCAGCAGATATAAATGAAACAACTATAGAAACCTATCTGGAACAAAGACCAAAGAAATTAGCAATATATAAAGCTAATAATGGTAATGAATATCTTAAAAAGTTAAAAGAAACAACACAGCCCGCTGCTTTTAATTATTATTATAACAGAGTTAAGAAAATGACTTTGTTTAGAATGTATAAAGAAATAGCAGGACTAGATTGTAGTTTCTTATATGATATAGATAATATCTTTGATCAAAAGAAAAAGCAAGAGCAAGAAGATTGGTTGGATAACACTCCAATTGATAAGATTGCAAACTTAATTGATGCTCGTATTGAGCAAATTAAAGCAAAATATGTAGATAATAGTGATATTAACTTCACCCAAGCTGGTGATGGTGCAGATGAATTAATTGATCGTCTTATGACCATTCCCGAAATTGGTTATCCATTATTTGGTGATATTAGTAATGCAATAACAAGAGGAGCAAGACTGGGTAAATTGTATCTTAGGTCTGCCGCAACTGGTGTAG